ACCATAAAGATTTAGTGCCAATTCACTCGGATCAGGTGCTATATCATCATCTAAAGCAAAAGAATTTCCACTTCCAAATCTAATAGTTGTACTGAATGTTGTTGGTGAGACATTGGCGACGTATCTTCTTGGTGCTGGTATCATTTCTAGTGTTTTAGAAACAAGATCATAATCTTCCACACTTTTATTATCAATAGCTTCAAATACTGTATCTTGACTCAAAGACTCAACTTCGTAGTATCTATTATTATCAGAGTCATACACACTTAATATCGAAGAGACGTCGGTATTACCTAATACTATTTCTCTGAACGGCACGTGAACATCTGGAATATTGAAGCTTTCGACTTCTTCAACTCCTGATATCACTTCGGCATTGACAGAAACTTTCCATGATGAAGGCTTTGAAGTTGTCGAATCATTCTCATTTACTTCTATTGAAGCATAAAGATTTCCGTCAGGCTTTATTTTTCCAAAGTCAATATCTTCTAGTAAGTTAAAAACAATTCCTGATTCAGACAAAAACGTTGTACCTTCTAGAACATGAGGCAGTGCACTAGTTTTTGGTCTATGAGCTGTTTCTCCATTTGTATCAACAAAAGTCTCGCTCGGGACTATCATTGATATTGTTACAGATGTTGAAGCCGGAGATGCACCCACTACTTTCACACCTGCATTTCTTAAGTGTGTAATGATATTTTCAAACTCTACGGCGCGAGTTGGATCCAATTCTCTGAACTGATGATCTAGATAATAAGACATGGTATCACCCACCGATGCGGCCATATCTACTAGCAAGCCGGCAACAGAAGGTTCTGAAAAATCTTTTATTCTGTCTGGAAAAAATATTTTTGCATGTTCTATTATTTGTTGGCGCAAAGACTCAAAATCCTTTGCCAAATAAGTCCGATTAGAACCTGCTCTTATTCTGTCTTTGATTCTTTTGGTCATTCTTTATCCTGCTGCATATATCAATGCTTCAACTCTTTGATTAAAAACCCTTAGACTTGGGACTGAATACGTCACGCTTACACCTATTTGTGCCAAAGATCCATCTTCGCTAGGCTTGCTAAAAGTCTCAAATGTCTCTAAGTTGATGTAAGGCATATATTTCTCTGTTGATCTAGAAATTCTCCTCTGTGCTTCCGTGTCTATGGCCTCTGTACCTAAATCAAAAGCAAGAGAGAGAAGATTAGCTCCAAAGTCATAAAGCATTATCCTGTCTCCATGATTAGTAGCTAACATATTTCTAAAATTATCTCTTATTTGCTTAGACAAATCAGTATGCATTTCAAATAAGTCAGAGTGAGAAGTACTTAAACGAATCGGAGTCATTATCCCAATGGGTGTGTCGATTCCTCTGTTTTTATTTCTATTTTGTCTAGACTCCTCAGTTGTTCCCACAGACTTGAAATCATAAACTTTTCTTTCTTGATCAGCCACGTCAACACCTCTGCAATAATTATGACACTGCTCCAGTTTATTAGAGTTGATCACTCACATGCAAATGAAATGTATGTAATTTTTAAAAAATGTGTAGGAGCCAGTAACCTGATCTATTAGTCTTCGACGGGTGGAGATCCCCATTTTGTGTCTGGGACTGGACTAGCAGAAGCAGCCAGGCCGACATATTTTCCTGTCTGAATCCATGAATCAAAGCGAGCTTCTGCGAGATCTGCTATTTGCTTTCCTACTGATTCCCCTTCTGGGTTTTCTTCGTTTGGCCCTTCTAGGGTCAAGCCCTTAAAGACCTCTGTTGCAGAATTATACGGACTGGATGGAGCTACGGCTGCAGTGGCAGGTAATGGAGTGTTGGACTTAGATACAACATCGGCGGCGGCTGCTGTGAGGGCGGCATCTAGTGCAGCAGGAAGCTGGGGAAGTGGGTCAGCGTCGGGTGGAAAAGCGGCTGTGAGGGTTTGAGTCAATAGTACTTCGGAGCCCTCAGATATTAGGCCGCCGGCGGTGGAAGGAGTAAGTGCATCTTTGAAAGCTGCTGCAAAAGCACCGCCCCACTTAGAAGCTACCGAAGCTCCGTCTGTTGGAAAACCTTCGAAGTCATCATAACCAGGGTCAATAAACTTTCGTAAGTCTGATGATAGTCCCACTATTTTGTTTTTCCTATCTTGCTCTTCGCAGTATCCCAGTCCTCAGCTGAATTTTCTGTGGCACCCCCAACAGAATGAGTCGTAGTGTTTCCTGCGGAGCTTCCATGGATGTGATCATTAAATTTTGTCTCTAGAGCTTTTATCATCGTTATAAGTTTGTCACCTAGAAGAATAGACTCAGTGGCATCTCGACCAAGAATGACTTGGGTTCCTTCGCCGTTTTGTCCGTCAGCATCTTCTCTTCCGTCACCGATGATAATCTTGGGGCCGTCGATCATAATAGAGCCATCAGGCTGTATCACGATAGTTGCTCTATCAGCGTCTCCTGCTCCCTCTTTGATTATCCTTATTGAACCATTAATTCCGTTGTCGGAGTCCTTACGTGCAATAATTCTAACTTGATCTGATTTAAAGATTACAGCTGAACTTTCCGGAGTGGGAGCGACTACAGTTCCTGCTTCTGGTTGGTCTGGGTAGCTCAAACCAAATAGAGTGTCAGGATCTGTCTTCATTGACATGTAAATTCTAGAGGCATCATGCAAAAAATCAGGGTCACCCTCTGGAGCATCTGATTGTGCTGATCCTTCTGGAGCTTTTGTATTGTCTAGGCCTGGGTTTTTATCTGTTTCAAAACTGTCTCTAGTGTTCTTGATGATTCTAGGGCGTGTATCTGCTGGAGGAACATCAACATTAGCTTCAGAACCATTGTGAACTCGACCCCTCCCTACAACAATGTCGATGGCACCCATACCTTCCGAAAGACCTGTAGATGATGCTTGATCATTTTCAGGAAACACATTGCTTTTTTTAGGATCAGGCCTTGTCGCACTTCCATATCCTCTTTCAGTCCCTAATATAATGGATGCATTATTAGATCCTTGGAGAGTTAAGTCTCCTGGGCGTTTGGAAAGTCTTGGGATTGGTTCGTAAACAATTGCATTTACAAAATTAGTTTCTTTGACTGTTGTTTCATAAGAATTAATTTTAGGAAGAGTAAATAAATCCGGGTTTATTCCTTTTTTATCAAGTTGTTCTAATGTAACATTATCAAAATCTTCTAAATCAGTTTCTCTATTGTCTATATCTACTCCATTAGGAAATCCTGGCACCAAGGAAATCACAGTATTTGGGTCGGGCAACTCATTTACACCTTGCTTTGTAGGCAATAATTTCCTGTCCCCATGTGTATAATTGATATCTTCGACATGATCAGGTTCATGTATTCTAGAAACCCAAAAAACTTTTCCGTTTGACTCTTGAAATCCCCAGACTTGTTCTCCTGGTTTTACAGGTAACGAAAAATGAGAAGAAAAGAAAGGATACATAATGGAATTATTATTTTCTAACTTACCGCTCCCACCAGCTATTAACTTTCCGATCACAGAATTTCTTGGTGATATTAGATAAGATTCATATTCTGTGCCTTCAGTTTGAACAAAAAATTCTCTATTTTCAATAGTCTCTGCCCACTCCTTAGCCTTTTCCCTAGGAAAAGTTGTGTCACTTAGAACTTCTAGAACAACATATCTTCTAAATGCTCCAATCTTCGGTTCTCTTAGAGACTTATAAATACTCATCAGTTGTCCATTATTTTGTCATACAGGTCGTCAGGGACAATTTTTTCTTCTTCTGACTGTGCTTTATTAACCAAGTCTGCTAGGCTCAAAATTTGATCATTAGACTTAGACATTCTTTCAAGATATTTTGACATTGTAGTTCCCATGGCAATGTGATCTGAAGCGCTATCTCCCATCGCTGTATAGGCTTCTGTAAAGAGTATTCCTGCTCTTTCTCTATCGCTTACTGCATTCTCATAAATTTCTTTCCAAAGAGATTTTCTTTTTTCATCAATCGAAGAAAGACCTGCAAGCATATCTCCAAAGTCTTTTACTTTCTGTTCTTTGTCTTTAACTTTCTCTAAAAGCCCTTTGATCTTGCCTTCGTTGCTTTTCATGTTGTCCTCTTAGAATATATCGTACATGTCAGGTTTTTTAGACATGGCTCTGTAGTGACGCCTTATTACAGACATAGACTTAGAAAGATACTTTTTGTCTAGTCCACTGATCTCTCTTATGTATAAAAGAACTGCTCTTTTATTTAAAAGTTCTAGATCGTCAATTGACTTAAAAAGAGTTTCTATGGCGTGAAGACATTTAATCTCGTTTTCGTTTGTGAGCTTCACTCGCATGTCTTCTAGAAGAATCATTATTTCCTTTTTTGATTGTTCTTTAGCCATCAGCTCATCTGGAGGAGGAACGTAATCGTAGTCTTCAAAAATAACTTTTTGTGATGCAGACATTCCGTGTGGATCGTCTATGCTGACATGCCTGTTTCTCCTCTTGAGATGTTTTCTAGTGTTTATAATGAACCAATTTTTTGCAACAACATTAAAATAAGAGAAAGCCTTAGTACCTCTGGATGGATCCCACTTATGAAGAGTCTCAAACATAAAAGAAACACAATCTACTTTTAGCTCATCAGAAGACATATAAGGAGACTTGAATCTGTATACAAATATTAGATTTTCAGCAAGTTTTTCAAATGCAGGTAAAATTTCTTTCTCATATATTACTTTCTTTTCTTCCGGGCACTCTTCATTACAGTACTTTACGATTGACTCTCCTGTCTCTTTTGTGAAATACATGTTTCTAGGAGTACCTGGTTTTCTTCTTATTTTTTTCTTACCCTTCATTTAGAACTTCTTCTTCCTCTTTTTGATTTTCTATCTTGTCGGTTAAATCGTATGCTACTGCCTCCAACGCGTCTCTAGTAGACTCGATATCTTTAAGAACCTTTCTCACTTCAGGACTATCGTAAAAGAGAGGTCTACTTAAAATCTCAGAAATACTCATATGTTTTTCTTCTATCACTTCTAACGATTCTTGAAGAGAATCTTGAACTCTAAGAACTGTTATTGCAAATCTCACACAGTAGTAAGTAGATACTACACTGTACAGAGAAAGCAACGTGATCAAAGTATAAACGAGCATTAGGACAAAAATTCTCCTAGGACTTCATCGTACCTTTCTATGATTTTATCGATGCTATAACCATCTCTTAATTTTCTACTCAAACCTTCAGCCCACTGAACGGGTAATGTACTTTTCTTATAGAAGTTTCTAATTTTATTTTTAAAGTCTTCTTCCTTGACTTCAGCCCACTTGGCTCCCGGGACAAATATATTATTGTCTACTTTATTAGGATGTACTTCTTTTAAATCATAGTCAAAAGATATCCATTTTCCTAAATTTAAGAACTCAGTGTGAGCAGACCAATTAGTTGCTAAAACAGGAAGACCTGCTGTTGCCGCTTCCAAAAAAGGCAACCCGAATCCCTCACCTCTTGTTGCGGATATAAAGGCTTTTATTTTTCTAGATTTATACAAAGAAGTCATGTCCTCGCGAGGCATTTCACCGTGTAAAAGATAAATTCTAGGAAAAGAATTATTTCCTAATTCCTCCTTGATCTTCTTGAGTAGTCTATCTGTAACAATCTTATCGAGCTCTGTGTCTCTTCCTTTGTTAGTTTTGATTACTAACCCTACGTCTTTTTCGCCTCTGAACTCCTCAACAAACCATTTAATCAAGTAGAAAAGATTTTTTCTGTCTGTTTCAGGTTCGTTTCCCGTAAGAACTCCAACAGTTAAGAAATTAAAAGAAGTAGGCAAACTTTCTATTTCTTCTAGGGGATTTATATTTTCTTCTACTAGCTCTTCATAGTATGATTCAGGAACAACTTCGATATCTGTTGTAGTTGACAAGCCATTAGACAAAAAAGTTTTTTTAGTAAATTCAGACGGAACTATTACTTTACTCATGTTCTGAACGTTTAAAGTTGTCCACGTAGGGTTACACGTCGTTGTTTCGACTCCGGCTGTCACCCCAACATTATATAGACCTAAATTTGGATCCCATTCGTTTGGAAGTTGACACTGGATTGTTACGTCATATTTTTTATCCGGATTAAATCTACAGTCTTCCTGAATTTGTCCGATTAGACCGCCCATGGTTTTTTGATTCAAATGCCATGGCGTATATCCCCAATTCAAAGGCTGAACGTCTATTTTCACATTTTTTGTTAGTAGGTATTTATAAATCTGTCTTGTATGCTCACCATATCCAGACTTTGAAAAAACAGGCCCTCTTAACAGTACATTTTTCATTTTATATTTCCTGTATTGTCCATCGCTTTTTGGGTTTTTCTTTAAAATCTAGAATTGCCTGCTCCATGGTTTTGTCCCAATCATCGATAGTTTTTTGAAAACCAAATTCAGAAAGTGCGTATTCTCTCGCTTTTCGTCCTAAGGCTTTTCTTTCTTCTCCTGGCATTTTATAAATCTTGTATATTGCTTCAGCTACATCATCTACACTAACATAATCTTCATAGATGTAAGGAACAGACTGTGATCCTACCAATGATTGACATGCAATTTCCAATGCAACTCCATTCTCAGATCCATCTCTATGATCGATAACTTGTCTAGTTAACCCACCCGTCTTTGCTGCAATTATTGGGTTTCCGCAATTCATTGCCTCCAGAGTCGCTAGGCCAAATCCTTCTGCATATGAAATGTTTAAACAAGCATCTGCCATATTGTGAAGAACATTCATTTTATCAAAGTCAATTCTGTCGTTTGAGAATACAATTGATTTTTGAATATTGAGCATGTTCGAAGTCTCTAAAAGGTGAGGACCTTCGACGTCTAAAGGATCAGTATGCATTAAAAGCTTAACTTTATCTTTCTCTTCATCAGAAAGTTTGTCCAAAAATATTTTCCAGGACCATAAAACGTCATTAGGTCTTTTCCTTCTAGCATTTCTGTTTACCCAAAAAAGAATAAAATCATCCTCAGATCCGGGACCTATTACGTTTCTTCTATATTCTTTTATTTGATTCTCAGGAAGAGGGAAAAATATGTTTTCTGGGAGAGAATGTGGAATGAAGTTGGTCTTCTCCGGATATCTTTCACTAACCATCTTGTAAGTCATATGAGAATGACAGTTTATTAAATCAGTTGCTTCATAGACAGGCTTATTAAACTCAGGAAATGGGTAATTGTCCCAAACATGCCAATACACTATTGGACATACTTGTCTAACTTCATCCTCTATCTCGTAAAGCCAAGTGAAAAATCTAGGATCAGTAAAAATAAAAAGAGCGTCAGGTTTTTCTGAAACGAGTGTCTGGAGAATCATATTTCGATCCCCAAATCCGTCTATAGGTTTTATTATGAAATCCGGATTGACTTGAACTATATCATAATTTGAGTGTTTTATTGCTGCTCCGAACTGTCTAAAAGTCCACTTACCCTTCTCTATCAATCCATTTAATAGAAATCGAGTTTGGCAACCGACTCCTGATGTACTTAGGGCATGATCTGATAAAACTAAAACTTTGTATTTTTTATTCATGTTCGAATATTACTTGATTTTTTTTCTTAGTAAAAATTCATGTGCAGTGATGTGTATCTTTAAACTCACAAAACTTGCATGCCTCTCTATTTTTTAAAAGAAGACCTGATTTTATTCCTTTTATTACACTTCTTACCATTTTTTGAGATTTTTCCATCGAAGTTGGTCCTGCTGAAACATTTATCAACTGCACACTCTTTTCAATAGGTGTTTTCTTCTTTAATAGAACAAACCCACAAGATATATCCCTGCTTCTTAGTTCCATTTTTTCAGACCAAAATGATTTGTATAACATCAGTTGGGCCTGCATAAGAAAGTCTTGTTGCTTTTCTCGAGACCATCCTCTTGGTGAAGATGTCTTCCAGTCTATGATCCACGCCTTCTTCTTTCCTTCTTTTTTAGAAAGTATAATAGCGTCTATGAATCCTTTAAACTTTTCACCGGAGACTCCTTTGATGTCCTCGTAAAGCTGGTGTTCTGCTTCTATAGACTTCCACTCTCCGAAATTTTCGTCCATGAAATCAGGAAGCCTTGTTAAACAGTTTTCAGCTGATTGTTTCCAGCTATCGACCTTATCATGTCTGTATTTCCAACCTTGCTTCTGTGCGTTTTCTGTTTGCTTCTTTATATATTGCTCAGAGTCGAAACCGTGTTCATCCCAGGCAGCTTGTATCTTGGCCTGGCAGCTGTTTATGTTCATCTCTCTGGTGTTGAGAAAGTCTTCGATTGCTTCATGTACTATTGTTCCATAATGAAGGTGCGGCGACTCTTCTTGAATTGATAGCTTGTCTATGTGTACTAATTTGTGACGCCACGGGCACTCTTTCCACATTTTAGCTTCTGAGAACGATATGTGAGGTTTTCCGGTTGGAAGAAGGGGTAGTGAGTTTTCTTTATTCAATTTTATCTCTCGTACAATTAATGCAATAAAATATAGGAAAACTAACTAAAAAGTTTAAGAATCTAGTCCCCACCATTCTAGGGTTTTTTCGAGTCCATCCCAAAAAAGAACGCTTGGTTTGTACCCTAAGGTTTTTTGAGTTTCTGTGATATCCGCTTGAGTGTGCATGACATCTCCCAGTCTGAACGGAGCTTTTTGAATTTTTATGTCTGGCTTCTTTGCTTTTAAAAATTCTAGAATTTCATTGTTTGTAACTCTTTCGCCGCATGCTACATTCAAACATTCTCCTCCGAATTTTTTCTTGGAATTCATGGAAAGGACATTTGCTTCCACAACATTATCGATGTAACACATGTCTCTTGACTGTTCACCCGTTCCGTCTTTTCTCAAAGGGAGATCGTTTTTAATCGCATGACACCAAGCAGACACTGCTGTTGAATAGGCAGATCCTCCAAATTGGCCCGGTCCAAACACATTAAAATATCTGAGTGAAACCATATCCACATCATAAAGCTCAGTTGACATTTTTATGTAGTCTTCTATTGCGGACTTGTGCCAAGCGTAGGGTGACTTAGGATCTTTTTCGCAATCGACAGGTGTTGGCAAGACTTCTGCACCTCCGTAAACTGATGAAGATGAAGAGAATATAAGTCTTTTGACTTTGCCCAATACAGCACTATGCACAAGCATCACAGACTTCATTACGTTATTTTCTGTTGTTTCAACTGGATTTTCAACTGAATATAAAACGCGTGGTACGGCAGCAATGTGAAAAACAAAGTCAAATTCAGATGACGCTACTCTCTCTAATATTTTAGGATCTGCATAACAGCTCTCAACATATTCTACCTCTTTGTTTCTTTCAACTATTTCTTTCCAATCATCTCGGGAGGAAGAAAGATCGTCGACAACAACGATCTTGCAATCTTTTTTTAATCGCTCGACTAAATTTGACCCAATAAACCCAAGACCACCGGTGATCAATACTTTTTTCATTTTTCTCCTAATAAGAAAGAATCATATCTTCTAGACTACGTGTGGGTTTCCACCCTAAATCTTTTGTAGTTAGATTTATATCAGCTAAAGTTTCTCTGACCTCTGCGGGTCTTTCGTCGATTTTTTTGACATCTTTACCAATCATTCTAGCGACTTCGTTTATTGAATAATTTTTTCCGGATCCGACGTTGTATATGTTGAAACTATTTTTACTTTTTGATTTTGATGACAGGATATTGGCCTCGACTACATCGTCAATGTATGTGAAGTCTCTTCGCTGATCTCCATCTCCAACTACAGTCATGGGTTTTCCTTCCCTGCACTGACGTTTAAAAAGCCCTATCACCGGAGCGTATTGACCTTTCACAGGTTCTCTTGGTCCGTATACATTAAAGTACCTCAGTACGTCTGTAGATAGTCCATAGTTCTGACTATACAACTTACATATTTGTTCACCCATCCACTTTGACATTGAATAAGGATTTAAACAATCAGTAGGCATATTCGGCAAGAAAGGTATTGGATTCTGGTGTCCATACAAGGAGCTTGTCCCTGAGTATATCACTTTCTTTACTCCGTTTTGTCTGGACCACTCTAAAACTCTTTGTGTTCCTACAACATTTACTTCGAAACAATTATTAGGAGATCCTATTGTAGGTTGTATTCTGCTTCTTGCTGCTAGGTGAAAAACAAATTTAGAATTTTCAAAAACTTGATGACAATCGCTTCGAAATATGTCGAGCTCGTGATATAAAGCTCTTCTGTTGTAGTAAAATTCTTCATTTTCTGGAGCAGAAAGATCATCTATTACATGAACTTCATAGCCTTCATTGACCAGCCTATCGACTATGTGACTTCCAATAAACCCACAACCACCAGTTACAACAGCCTTAGTCATCTGAAACTGCTCTTCCTTTCATTTTTTCCCAATCTTTATTAGTTCTAACTTTTTGGTTAAACTCTTGAATATTTTCTAGAAATTGGCAATCTACGTCACTTTGATTTCCAAAATATATCATCGCTGCCAAATCTTTAGGAAAACAGTGTCCGCCAAAACCTCGATCTCCGTCTGGGCCCGGCACTAAGAGATGCGTGTTTCCAATTCTTTTGTCATATAAAGCATACTCACAGACTTTATCGTAGTCGATATCTTGTGTCTGACATATGTCAAACATCTGATTGGCAAACGTAACTTTTGATGCCAAAAAGCAATTTGTAAAGTACTTTACCATCTCTGCTGTCTTAGATCCTGTTTTAACAATAGGAATATCCGGAAATGCTTTTTTAAACATCCTCTTAACATAACCAGTTGCAGGCCTAGGGCCACCAATTATAATTCTAGTTTGATTCTTAAAGTCTTCAAATGAATTAGCCTCTGTTAAAAACTCAGGACTGAAACACACATCAAGTCTCGTTAAACTTGACATATTCTCTGTGGTTCCGGGGGGAACTGTAGATTTTATTACTAAGATAGGGCTTCTTTCCCTATTAACTTCATTTTCAATTTTTTCAATAGTCTTTTGAAGTATTCTAGTATCACAACTTCCTGACTTTCTCATTGGAGTCGGTACACACAAAAATATTATATCCGAATTGTCAATCACTTCTTTGTGAGAATTTCTAGACTTTTTCTCTTCGATATCGTAAGTTAAAACTTCGTAAAACTTATCTAAACCCTCTCTTATTGCTGATCCTACAAAACCTTGACCTATTATTCCTATCTTGTCTATGTTCATAAAATTTTAACTTTCTCTTAAGTGACTATTCTCATTGATCATTTTTAAAAATACTTTGTGTGAATTTAACGCATCAATTCGGCCGTCTTCTAAAACAAAATACTCTAATTCTCCTAGAATTGATGACTTTTTTTCAACGTAAACATCTTTAACAATATTCTCGTGATTTTCAGACAAATAGTATTTTTTCACTGTTTGGTCTGAGAGGTTGCATTCTAGATTATAGTTCTTTTGCCTCACGTGAATCTTTCTATCTTTGTGAAAGGTCTCATTACTCCACATAAATCTAGCTATTTTATTTTTGTTGAATTTAATATTCATGGCAAAAGTATTTTGATTTCTAAAACAAGTCATGTCTTCTATTGAGATGTTTGGAAACATTTGGCATAGAAGATCTATGTCATGTATGCCTACGTCTATAAAAGAATTCACTTCTATTCTAGATACCGGAAGAGCGGAACATCTTATAAAGTCTATGCATAAGACATCTTCTTGATTCATCGATCTGTAAAGTGTTTGATAACTGGGATTGAATCTTTCAACCATTCCTACAGAAACTTTTTCGTCTTTTATAAGATCCAAGTCATCTAAGGACATGACACCCGGTTTTTCTACAAAAACTCTTCCTTTAAAAGAATTTCTAATTTTTTCCAAATACTCTCTATGATGTGATGTAGGTGTTGCAATTATAACATGAGTAAAGTCACTTATAGAGTCTAAGTCCAGAACACTTCTTTCTTTGTTTTCTAAAACAAATGGATCATAATATCTCCAGTGTACTTTCATTTGCTCTAGATACTTGGAGTGAAGCTTTCCCATGCTTCCGTACCCTATTATTAAAACTTTTTTCAATAGTTTTCTCCAGTTTCTTTTTCATACCACCAGACTGGATGAGTCAAAATGTACATTGATTTTTCGCTATTGATAAATTCGTGCATACAACCTTCTCTCCAACGGCAGCTGCTATCTGAAATATATTTAAATTCTGTTAGGAGTTTATCGTCGTAAGCATCTCCAACAATTCCTAATTTTTTTGTACCTTTCACGAATTTATTACCAGTTCTAGAAGGCTCGTGTGGAGACACAACTTTAAAAGTTTCACTACCGTACTCAGCTCTGAGAAGTTCTAAAATTTTTTCAAATTTCTCAGAATTAATATCATCTCCCTCGTAGTGAAAACCAACTTCGTGGTCTAAGCTAAGAACATTCTCAATTATTTTTCTAGACTTTGAAGAAAAAATGTTGTAATTTTTAGCTCTAATTCTAAAAAAATTACTGGATTTTATCCCAACAGAAGATTCAACTTCAATCATTTTCTGAATCAATTCGATATCATGATCAATATCGTGTCTCATAATCAGACTTTTTTGAAACTTCTTTCCTAGGAAAAATTCAGAAATTAAGAGAGACTCAAAGCCATTCTTAAGAAATTTTTCTAGAGTTTCTTCATAGTGTTTTAAAGTAAAATCACAATTCATCTAAGTGTTCTTTTCGAAAATTTTCTACTATACTCTCAAACCTTTTAAGAGAATTTTCTCCATGATGGCATATAAAGTCTATAGCATTTATCTCATGAGGAAGAAGACCCAATGCTTTTGGATTTACCAAAATGCATTTATTCTGAAATTCTTTTTTCAAATACATCATTCCCCCTTCTCCTGTCAAATATATGCCTCCATTGTGTTTGTTCACTACTTCCTCTACTAAGTCTGACTTTCTTAAATTTTTAATTTGTCTATCGCTGGAAGAATAAAGTCTTTCTGTTTGTATCTTTAGAAGTTTATTTATCTGGCGGTTTATTAAAATATTTGCATTCGACAAGCTGCTTCCGGGTGTTATTTCTTTCTCTACATTTTTCCAAATTTCTTCTACAATTTTCTTACCTGGCAACTTGTTGGAAAGCATAGCAAAAGTTTTTGAAATTTTTTTATAGTCTCTTTCTGATCCTCCTATCCTGACTTGGTTGATCGGCAATGACGTGTCTATCTTTTTAACAGGTAGTGTTAAATAAGCATCATTGTTACCCGTTGAATAACGACACCTGTTGGTCCAGCCATTTTTTGAAAACTCGACGTGGTCAAAAACAATAAAAACGTCTGCTGCAGCCTCTTTAACCAGCGTAGGAAGCCATGGAAAAAAGTTAGGTTGGTGAATGCTTATTATTTTTTTCATAGAAAAGTTTAATTTATGTTTGATTTTTTATTTTTTCTGCAACGCTTTCGGCGACAGGACAGTTTCCAGTAATTCCTCTTTTCTTATAAGCAGGTTGTTCATACACTACGTTTGGATAGTGTCCTTGTTCAGGACCTCTAAGACCTAACTCTGCCTTTACACCCACCATGTGAAGCTTCATTTGTTCTAGTGCCATTAGACACAAAGGTTCAGCCAACCTAAAGTTAAACCCAACATACTCATGATTGTATTTACCAACCTGGCCTTGATCACATATAGATCTTATCTTATCGCCGTCAAGCTTAGAGCCTTTTGGAATACAAATCATTCCCCCTTCAAAAGTTGAAATATTTTTTGTCTTGTAGAAAGAAAATGTTCCGCAGTCTGCTACCATTCCAGCATATTTTCTGCAAGAGCAATTAGTACAACTTTTACACTCAGCACCAAAAGCCTGCGCTGTATCTTCTATTACAACTAAGTTATGCTTCTTTGCTATCTCATTTATCCTGTCCATGCGACATACTCTTCCGTAAAGGTGGACAGGAATAATTGCTTTTGTTTTAGGGGTTATCGCAGCTTCTATTTTTTCTGGATCTAAAAGATATGTCACAGGGTCAATGTCTACAAAGACCGGAGTGCCTCCTGCTATTATTATTGCATTTGTTGTTGCAATAAAAGTAAACGGTGTTGTTATGACTTCATCGCCTGGTTTAAGATCCATTGACCACAAAGGTGCTATTAATGCTGATGTTCCATTATTGACGGCGATACAATCTTCTAGATCAAATCTTTCTTTAACATACTCTTCAAATATGCTTCTAACTACTGCAGGCATTTATTTTTGTCCTTGTATTCTTCAAACTTTTTCATCAAATTTATCTCTAACTCAGGTGGTACAGACTTATAGTAGGTTCCCTTTGGTAATAGTTCTAACTTACTCTTACCATTGCCTTCAAGATACATTAACGACTCGATCATTAACCTTTGTTCTAGGTTTTGTATTCTAATATGTAGATCAACTATGGTATCATCTTCATATATCTTTATGGTGTCTTGCATTATCATAAGACCCCTATCAATATTTTTATCTATCAGGTGTGCAGTAACACCTTGTGGAATATCATCTAAGATTCCCCATTTAAGATTATCTAGTCCTCTATTTTGAGGTAATATACCCGGGTGCATATTGATAACCCCTATCTTAAAGTTGTCAAACGCTATTGGTTTGAGTATTCTAGCTCCTAGAATAACGCCTACATCAAGATCATACTGTTTTACTAGCTCAGCTGTTTTTTCAGAATTGTGAACACCTACATGATAATCAATCTCATAGTAATTGGCTAAATCTGAAGGGTGCTTCAGATACAGGTCTTTTGGCCCAACACGCAATTTTGATTTATAAAAATTCAACTGTACAGGATCTGTAGCTATGATAAGCTCTGGCTTAAAACCAGATTCACACAGATTTCTAATTCCTTCCTGGGTTTTCCAATGTTCGAAATTGTATGCAAATACACCAACTCTAAGATTTCTTTTAGTCATTTTCTTACCGTTTTTCTTTCATTAATCTTAGACACTTCTGAAATATGTCATCGCATTTTTCTTCGAATGTTATTTGACTGTCAAAGTCGATGTCACTCGCTTTAGAGTTAATTGCTTTTTCTAAAGACTCACTATAAGACTTTTTGTCTGTGTTATCAAACTCAATTATATAGTCTTTCCAAGCTTTAGGTAATGAAACTGTTTTTCCGTCTATCCCATTTATCAGGTCTTCAGATAAACCGTGAACACATATGTTGTGACATGCAATAGATTCACCTACAGTTCTTGCGGGCCCTAAAGAAAGTTGCCAGGGAGGCTCCATAAAAGGATTCATAATGCTTATTTTACAATGCGTTAAGAAGTCACACAAAAAGTCAGGATGAACATAATTTGAGTACAAAACACTTATGAATTTATCTTCTGCAGCTTTTCTAATTCTATCTAGATAATTTTTGTCTTTCGAAGGGCCTAGTATGACCACCACGTAATCTTTTAAAAGATCTGCGTCTATATTCTCAAACCATTCAGCTTGTCCTTTCCACCAACAGACTGATCCTACAAATGCTATTATCTTCTTCTTTTCAAACCCTGGTTTGTTCATCAAAGTTTTTGATTGATCTGTAAACTTTCTTCCGGCAGGAGCATAAAAGTCATCATGAGAGAAAGCGTAATCTTCTCCAATCCCTATGCACTGCTTGTGATTATTTGTTTGAATGTTTACTAAATAATCACAAGATCTCAAGACATGTGGTATCACTGAGTTCATTCTGTTTATGGTGGAAGATCTCGTCAACATAAGATTATATTTTTCTAGAAAATAATCAGCAGGCTGACTTACTGAGCTGTTATAGATGTTGTGAATGTATCCTTTTTGTCTTCTATCTAAATTACCCCTAGAGTCAAAATACCAAGTTTGAATTTTTGAATTTGGAAAAACTTTTGATGCGTAAAGAGGCATCTCTATTGCTTCCATTTCATATTTTAACATAGGAAAGTGAGAAAAGAGAATACTAATGTCTTCTTCAGACTTAAAACCTGTCTCTTTAAAATTGATGTGGTGATCTATTTTTTCATAGTAATGATGGTTATTTTCTACCTTAAGAGGTAGAAAAACGTCTTTTTCTTTCCAGGCTTCGTGAACTAAAGGAAGCATATCTTTGATAATTTCTATTGTTTTTTTTGAGTCAAAACATATCATGTGTTGCCTTATACTTCCCTCAAGAGTCTTTCTAAATAATTTTTATAATCGTTAGAGCCGCAATTTTCAATAAAATTTATCAAAGTTTTCTTAGAAGTATAACCGCATCTGTAGGCGATTTCATGAATATTTCCAATCATAAAGCCCTGCCTATTTTCGACGCTTCTTATAAAATTAGTAGCCTCAAAAAAGCTTTCAAACGTACCGGTGTCAAACCATGCGTGTCCTCTTCCAAGCTTCACTACATCTAAAGAATTTTCCTGTATGTACAAGTTGTTTAAGTCAGTTATTTCAAGCTCTTTTCTTTCTGATGGCCTTAGAGCTTTTGCTTTTTCAATGCACGTATTGTCATACACGTAAAAACCTGTGACGGCCCAGTTTGTTTTTGGATCTTTAGGCTTTTCTTGTATTTGAATCACCTTTTTGTTTTCATCTATCTCCAAAACTCCGTAGTCTTCAGGATTCTTGACCGGATAACCATAAACAACGGCGCCTGTTTTTTTCTTATTTACAGCTTCGATCCCTTCTTGGATATGTTCACTTAGCTCGTTACCATAGAATATGTTATCTCCTAATGCTAAACATACAGAGCTGTTTCCAATAAATTGCTCTCCTATCAAAAAAGACTCCGCTATCCCTCTAGGTGACTTTTGAACATCATATGATAACTTGATGCCTATTTCAGTGCCGTTACCTAAAAGACTTTGAAAAACTTCTTTATTTTTCTCATTTGTTATTATTAGAACTTCTTTAATACCTGCCAACAGCATCATTGATAGTGGATAATATATCATAGGCTTGTTGTAAATGGGAAGCAACTGTTTTGAAATACAGGCAGTCATTGGATAAAGTCTTGATCCGGATCCTCCGGCTAAAATTATTCCTTTCATTATTTCACTTTCTATAAAATTCTAACGTTTCTAAAAGACAGACATCAAATTCACTTTGTTTTAGATTCAATATTTTTTTCATCTTATCGGATCTTATTGAATATCTTTTGTCATGACCTTTTCTGTCTTCTATAAACTTGACTTTTTCTTTCCAATCAAAGTCTAGATTTTTACAAATCTTTTTTATTATGTCAATATTGGTCATTTCATTGGAAAATGTTATATTGTAAGTTTCATTTAAAGAAGAGTTTAGCCACAAATTATAGATTACCCTAACGTTATCTTTGACGTACAACCAGTCTCTGATGTTTTTTCCATCTCCGTACACAGGGACTTTTTTGCCTTCAAATAAAGAGTTAAAAATAGTCGGAAGAAATTTTTCTTTATTTTGTCTTGGGCCAAAATTATTTGAAGGTCTGACAATTATGTATTCGATTTTGTGTGTGTTGGCATAAGCCCTTATAAGATGCTCAGAAGCTGCTTTTGTTGCAGAATATGGATTTTTAGGATCCAGTGAGTCTGACTCTAGAGAAGAACCTGCCTCAATTGATCCATATACTTCATCTGTAGATATGTGAAATAATTTCACACTGTTTTCCTTACATACATTGAGAAGTGAAACTACACCATTGACGTTAGAATTAATAAAAGGTGTCACATCCTTTATGGAATTGTCGACATGAGTTTCGGCAGCAAAATTAAAAATCCACTTGACTTGATTCTCTTTGCAAAGGCCGCTTATAAATTCTTGGTCTCTAATGTCTTTTTCAAAAAACTTAAAATTTTTACTTCTTAAAGCATCAGATAAATTTTCCTTGTTTCCTGCATAAGTCATTGAGTCAATTCCTATGACTTCAATGCCCATTGATAAGAAAAGATCGACAGCATGACTTCCAATAAAGCCTGCACAGCCTGTAATGATTACTGTCTCTTTTTTAGAATTCATTAATTAGATTTCCTGACATTTTTACAGCTTCAATTATTTTCTTTACTTCATCTTCTGTTAGTTTTTCATGAAACGGAATCGAAACTGTTGTTTTTTCCTTTGATTCTGATAGGCTCATATCAGAGTTGCAAGAAGTTATTTTTTCATACGCTTTCATTTTATGAGCACAGTAGTAATGTATTCCAGTGGACACATTTTCTTTTTTCATCTTTTCAATAAAATCTTTTCTGTTCGTCACATCTATTCTATAGAGATGGTAGCTACTATTTTCATAACCAAATGCATCGTTATATCTACTTCTAATTTCTTCTAGTCTGCTGTTTTTTTCTTTAATTTTCTTAAAATTCTCAATTGCAATTTTCGCCTGAAATGACGATAAATACATTTTCCATCCTGGAAACTTTAGATTTCTATTCCAGTTTTCTTGACTATAAGTCATACCATTTAGCGATGCTTCCCTAAACCAATTTATTTTTGATTCATCATTAGAAAAGATCATGCCTCCGTCTAAACTACCGATAGGCTTTGTTGGATAGAAACTGTAAAACATCAGATCTTCATCATTGCACTCTTTAGTAAATTGATTTTCAACTACTTTTTGAGCTGAGTCTACTATCTTGTAGTTTTCAAACGTGTGTAAAATGTAAGAATCTCCTACCCAATCAACGTCATTAATAAATTCAACTTTGTTCCCGGCATTTAAAGTTGCATTAACCACTACAGGAGGAATCATTGAAGGTATTTTAAAATTCTCTCCTTTTCCTAGACTGGCCAAGAATATTGCATTTGTTGCTGATGATAGACCACACGCGTATTTCGCTCCAACAAATTCACAAAGCATATCTTCTAGCTCTTTAACGTGATAACTGTGCAGTGCATGACTGAATTCGCTGGTGTCTATTTTGTAGTCGTTTATGTTAAAAAGTTGTATCATTTTAAAATTTCCTTGAGGACATCACAAACATACTTGAGATCGTCATCAGTCATATTAGGAGATCCTGGCAAATTGATACCTCTAGAAGAAACATCGTATGCGTTTTTATTTAGTGCGCTGTATTTCTTCTCTTGGCTGAAGGCAGGTATCGAAGACAAAGGATAGAAAAAGGGTCTAACTGGTACATTTTTCTTCTCAGCTTCGCTTATAATACTGTGCTTATCTATGTTGTATTTTTTTCCAAAAACTACACCGGTGATCCACGCACCGTTATAAACTTCCTCATTGTCTGTATTGAATATTGCATCAATATCTTTTAAATTTTCTTTATAGAAGTTCATATGATATCTTTTGATCCCTACTAATTCTTCAATTCTTTCAAATTGAGCCAAACCTAAAGCTGCTTGCAAATTAAAGGGCATGAACTTGTAACCAACAATGTCATTGAAATAAGGCTTAGTTTCTGGTCCTCTTCCGTGGTCTCTTAGCTTGACACACTTTTCATACAAGAGATCGTCATCCAACAAAAGCATTCCGCCCTCACCTGTAGACATCGTTTTTGTGTTGTGAAAACTAAACGTAGAACCTATTCCAAAAGATCCAGCTCGCTTACCTTTGTATATAGACCCTAGAGCTTCTGCTGCGTCTTCGATAAGGTGTATATTTCTATCTTTACATATTTTTTCTATCGATGCCATCTCAGGCATATTACCAAACAAATCAACTGCTATCACAGCTTTAGTTTTATCTGTAATGCATTCTTCAATGTTTTTTGATGTTATACACCAACTCACAGGATCGATGTCACAGAAGACTGGTTTCGCCCCGACATAAGTTACCGGTGAAGCTGATGCTATCCACGTGCATTCCGGAACAATAACTTCGTCTTCTGGTCCTATGCCCAGACCCATTAGCAATAGGTGAAGTGCACTAGTGCAGTTAGTAGTCATCAAAGCATGCTTTCTGCCGTGATAAGACGCGAATCTTTTTTGTAACTCTTCGCAGTAGTAGTACTTTTTATCTCCGTACCATCCGTTCCAAAGAGCATCTAAGACGTATTTTTCTTCAAGCTTAGTTATGTGAGTCCCAGCAGCGTGTATATTTCTTTTCATTTTTGAACTCCTAGACCTACAAATATATTTCTAAAACAAAAAGAGTATAAGGATTGGATCTATTCTTCGTATATATCGATATTAATGTAATATTTTTTTCCATTTAAAAAAAAGAAGCTAGATTCTTTTTTCGAAAAAGTTCTTCCTCTCATTATGTTTATCAAGTCAAGAGCTTTGTATTTCTTTTCTAGATCTATTCTACTGTGTATTTCTATTTCTTTGCCATAATGAAAAGTGCTTTTTTCCGAATTTTGAGGAGTGCCGGCTATATTATCTTCTCTGATCTTGGGATACCACTCTTTGAAAAGTTCTATCATTTCTTCTAAAGACTTTTGATATAAACTTTCCCCGGTAGCTGTTATATCAAACTCAATCTTTTTCTGAGCTATGATTTTTCCATCGTCTATTCCGGAAGTTATATAATGAATAGAAACACCAAAATCATTTTCTTCAACTATGGACCAATAATAAGGATGCTTTCCTCTAGATATCGGTAGAAAACTAGGGTGCAGATTGATAATGCCTTGGTTAACGCAAGATAAGGTCTCTTCCTTTATAATTTCAGGCCACCACAAAAGAAACACCTGCTCGATCTTCTTACGCTTTAATTCTTCTATAAATTCTCTAGAATTTGCACTAGTTCTTCTTAGACAATGTATCCCCATGTCTTTCAGATCCTGTGTTATCTCTGATTCATATTTGTCGTTCTTAGATGTTATAGCTAAGTCTATAGGATATTCTGTGTCCTTGAGATACTTTACCAGATCTTTTCCAACATAGTTTGCAGCACAAATTGCAATTTTCTTTTTCATATTTGTATGTCTTTATTGAATTTGGCTTTTGTTCTAGGTAAATTCATCTGATCCTGTGATATTTTCGACCAATACATTACGCCTAGTGTCTTTCTAGACATACCCTTTGTGATTGTTCTTACACCGTGCCAAGAATTTCCGGAACATTTAAAAACATTCAACCGGTTAAACTTGTAGGGAAGCCTAGCTTCATTTTCTTTTCCATCATGAACAATCAAGTCGAAAGATTCATCATAAACCTCTGAAATACAAAGTACTGCGCTGTACTCTCTTTTCCAGTCTAAATTTATACCATGTATTTCAGCGTCTACATGCAATCCTAAATGACCTCCTTCACCGTTTTGGTTGGGTGTCAGCATCATTCCTCCTCCATAATGACTCATGTCTGGAAATGTAGAAGTTTTAAGTTCTTTAAAATATTCATCAGGATCAAAATTAAGGGCAATATAATCTAGCACTGCCAAAGACTCAGGAGTTGAAAGTCTTGGTATTTTAGAGCAGTACTGTACTTGACCTGAACTGCTTTGGTACTTAACCCATTCCTCATCCTTCATTTTTTCAAAGCTTTCTGACGCCGCTCTAACAAGAGATTTCGAGGGTATAAAGTCATCTATAGAAAGAGCAGGAAAAGGAACATCTATCTTATTTATTTTCATTTTTTCTCAAACACAAAATTTAACAATGTTTTAATTCTATTCTTCTCAGGATATTTTTTTAATCCTTCGAAAGACTTGTTGTTAGTAATATCCTGTGATATTTCTTTCTTTATGCATTTATAGCCTTTTGCTTCTATAGTCTTGATTAATTCAGCAGAGTTTATGAACCAGTAGGGTATTTTTTCATCTCCCCAGTATTGATATGTTAAAAAAGTATTTATTGGTCCGGCGGCCGTATCACATAGAACTATTTTGTCGGGTTTTTTTTCACATATCTCTTCTAGAGTAGCCTTCCAGTCTTTAAAATACTGGAGTGCTGTTCTCACGTAGCAAAGGTCGATATCTTCTGTGCAGCTTGACAGCTCCTTGTAAAAGAAAAGCTCTTTGTGTTCTTTGTAAAAAGTTCTAGCAGAATCTACAACTTTAGGTACTTCAACTATGTTGTATTTTAGATTTTTGGTAGTTTGACTTCGAAGAGGATGGTAAGAAAGACCAAATCCTCCTCCTAAGTCTAAGATGATCACAGAGTTTTTTTCTATTTTTTCGATCTCGGATATAAGAAGTTTATTTCTTTCTTTTGATATTTCTATTTCGTCAGAAATGTTTCTTATTCTGGTTTTTTGCTTTTCGACCCAGTCACTATTATCGTAAGAACCAGCATCATTATCTTTTTTAGAATATGAATCTTGTACTTTACTTGACCAACCCTTGGAGTACATTCTCTTCTCTCTTTTTTTTCATTATTTCACAGTACTCAGACCAGTCCTCTATGTAGTCAGTCTTATCATAGGGTGTATCTGCAATTACTAACAAGACCGTGTCGGGAGTCATGTATATTTGCTCATCCCAAATCAAGTTAGGGATAAAGAGCGCATCTGTAGGTCTATTTAAAGTCCAGTCTCCGGCGTTTATGCCGTCTTTACATTTAACAAAACATTCTCCTTTGATGCATATCAGTATTTGATTTGTTTTAAAGTGAGAATGCTTACCTCTAGTCCTTCTATCTGGAACGTCAGACACATAAAATATTCTAGAAGGACTAATAGGTAGATCAGAAAACTCTATGGGAAACAAAGATCCTCTAACGTCACTATGATCATTTATTTTAATTAGTCTTACATCACTTACTGAATGCATTTTTCTTTAACTCGTCGTAAAATTCTATGTCTGATTTGCAAATTTCTCTAAAAACCTCTCTAGTTTCTCTATCCCAAAAGTCATTAAATCTAATTGGATTTTCTTCTCTTAGAAATAAAATTCGGTCTGTTATTCCAGACTTTCCTTGTGCTTTTATTTTTTTGTCTATTAACTCAAGTTGACTTCTAGGTCTAGAAAAGTCTAAAACGTAGTCTACACCTAAGGAACCGTCAGATTCTTTTAGGTAAGATTGATAGACATTTGGGTTAAACGCAGAATATTTAGCATCTATAACATTTTCTCTTAACCAAGTAACTAGACCTAGGTCGGATACATCACCTACCGATTCACCTTTTACCATGGGTGCCCAATAATTTAAAACAAAATCTCTAAAATGTTCATGACTCAACCTGTGATTAATTTCTGGTATTCTTTTCTTTGATGTTAATTGTTTATAAGTGGATGCAAATCTATCAAAAGGATCTCTTAAAAAACAAAACTTTGTAAAGGAGTCCCATTCAACGTCTTTGTGAAAAACTCTTAAATCAGGTATTCCGATGTGAGGATCACCGGATGGTGGTGCAAAAACACTCATACTTAATGCTGTACCAGCGGTTTTTGGAATATGTACGAATATCAAACCTTGCTCTTTAGATATCATCTATTTTTCCTCTGTTGCCCAAGTTTCACCAAAATGTCCTGGTTTAACTTTCCACTCATCACACGTTGAATATTCCTCTGTTAACGAATAAAACATTATTGATTCATCTTGAAGCGCTTTGTATCCGTGCCAAACTCCAGGTGGGATCTCTAGAACTCTTGAGTTTTTGTCTGAAAGATATTCCCATTTTACTTCTGTTGTTCCATCTTCTTTCTCAAACCCTAGACCTACTTTAAAAGAACCTTTAATGCACACCCAATAATCTGTCTGTTTCTTGTGTCTATGCCAAGCGACAACATGATCTTTTGAATTTACATAAGAAATGTTTATCTGGCCTTGAACATTAGGAAAAGTCATAAAAATTCTTTGAGCTCTATCATCTTCGTGGTAGTTTAAAGAATGTTCTTTTTTAGTAGTATATTTCATTCTTATGCTCCTCTATTAAATCTAAGATGCTTGTATCTGCTAGAATTTTTGCTTCTTCCCAGTCATACAAACAAGTCCCACCATGGATTTGCATTCCTTCCGACTGAACTTTTGACACCCAAGATATTGTGTATTCTTCTTTAGAATTTCTTAAATCATCAATTCTATCAATTATCTCCAGCTTCTTTTCTTTCGTCACGTCTATTTGAAGATCTAAACATATGTCCTCAATTAATTTTTCTTTGTTATTTAAGATTTCATTAAAATGAATAATTCTCTTAGTAAGGAGTTTTGATTCTTCAATGTTTGACCATGTCTTAAAGATATTGATGTTTTGTTTTAGTATTTTTAGAATTTTTGATTGATTTAATTTTAAACCTCTCTCTTTTTTAATAAGCATCCCGGCGGCGCATTGTCTTAATGGCCTGTATGAAATGTAAAGATGACTCTTTCGGCTGCATGCAAACCCCAGGTCTTTGAGTTGTTTTTCTTTAGGCTTTTCGTGGCATTTTATAATAGGGCATATGTTCGAGCCTATGGGTCCTCTTTTACATCCTAGATATCTACTAGATCTTCCGGAGAAGTGTCCGTAGTGAATATCAGATTTTTGGTATTTCTCTTCTAACAAAAATCTTACTAGATTGTACAAGGCTGTTGAACCTGAGCTATATTGGCCTGCGGTTATGATGCAAGGTTTCATTATTTTACCTCGCTTACGAATGGAACATGTGTGATAAATACTCCTCCTCTTGACAGAAAGTCTTTTTCTTTTTTGACGATCTCGTCTTTAAAATTCCATGCCCCTAAGAAAGCTACGTCTACTGATTTATCGAATCCTTCAGTGTCGGAAACAACTGGAATCTTCGAACCTGGTGCATATTTTCCTTGTTTGTCAGGTGTGTTGTCTACGATGTATTCAATTAAATTTTCGTTAATATTACAATAGTTGAAGACAGTCGTTGATTTTGAAGTAGCACCATAGCTTATTATTTTCTTTCCTTGATCTTTAAATGTTTTCAAGACTTTTAAAAGATCATCTTTGGATTTTTTTACTCTTTTGGCGAAAGCAACATAGGTCGCAAAGTCATTCAGATTCTCATAATCTTCATCTAAAAAAGCTTTCTCAACAGAAGGCTCTATTTCTCTTTGACTTTCTTTCTTTTTAGCATATATTCTATTTGATCCTCCGTGTATTTCTATATCTTCTACTTTAAAAATTTCTAAGCCGGCTTTTTCAAGTATTTTACTAAGTGAAGTCACAGAAAAAATATGTGCATGCTCGTCATATATCTGATCGTAGGAGTTTCTCTTTATCATTTGTAAGAGAGACGGATCTTCAAAAATAAAAACTCCCTCAGATTCTAAAACTTCTGATATATTTCTAAAAGCATCTTCGATTTCAGGAATATGACACATACAGTTAGCAGAAAAAATTAAGTCAAATTTTTCATTGTTTGACTTCATCTCTTCTACCAAGTCTTTGTTCCAAAAATTATCATATGTTTTATAGCCTAATTTTCTGGTAATGTCTCCAAAATTAGTACATGGTTCAACAGACATAGCCTGCGTTGTTGTAAAGTTTTTAAGAAATACTCCATCATTACTGCCTATTTCTAAGACCTTGTCTGTTTGAAAGTTTTTCTTAATATTTTCTGCAGTATTTTTAAAATGCTCCCTCATAGTCTTAGATGCGGATGAAAGATAGACGTATTCATCGTTAAACATCATCTCTAAGTCAACAAATTTTTCTAATGAGACTAGCTTTGTTTCTTCATCAAAAACGACTTTGAGATCAAACAAGTATTCTTCTTCTTCTTTGCTTTTAGTAAACTTGTTTGCTATCGGCTGTTTTCCTAAGTCTAAAAATGTCTTTTTTGTCATCTTATCTCACTTTTTCTCCAAAGCCTATGTATCGTTTCACAATCACTTCGGTCCGAGTTTTCTCTTTAACGTCTTTCATTATCTTAAGCCCTTCTTTCCATGTTTTGTTACCAAAATCTTTCTGAGCTTTCTTTTTCATTTCATTGCAAATTTCTGACCAGTTTATGATAAATTCTTCTGTTTCTGTATTGATGGCATACGGATATGATTCATCAATAAGCTCTCTATTGGCAGGGTCTAAAGAAGTTATTATGTTGGCATTACATGCAGCTGCTGTAGAAACTTTTCCACCCGTCTTAGTTACCCATTGTTCATAAGGTAAATTAAGTTTTTCTTTTTTGCCTCTCAAAAGAGTCAAAGGTGATCTTACAGCATAGTGACAACTATGCTTCAAAGGTGAATCATGACTTTCAATTTGCAACTGCGTATCGTAGTGACATCCTTCAGAAAATTCTTTCAAAAAAGTATTATATTTTTCTGATGATGATTTTTTTGATGAAGAAGAGATTAGCTCTCTGAGGGGATGAAAATATCCGGACGTGTAGTCCCATTCATCCCTTAAACCTAGGTCTCCTTGACACATGTATCCTCTAGAATCTAGACTTCCACCAAAGTAAAGAGAGAAGTTTTTATGATTAAATTTATTAGACTTTTCTATAAAGATATCGTGATTCGCAGGTATTACTTCAACATTTAAGCCTGGAAAATTATTTGACATTATTTTTTTAAATTCTTTGCTTCCTACTATCACTCCGGACAAGTGTTCTGCTCTGGATTTTAAAAACTCGCCTAAAGAAAATGATGTCATGTCACCAACGTAATAAAGAACAACACATTTGTTTTCCTTTAAAATCTCAGCAACTTGATGGTTTGGATTTTTTTTAAAGAATATGAGAAGGTCATTTTTATAGCTTCTTAAGTTTTCTAAGAGTTCATTGTATTCTAAGACATGCGACTCTTGTTCTAGAAAATTACTTGTGACGTAGCAAGGCTGATAACAACCCATTGTTGCTCCTCCGCCGAATCGTTCGTACACATATACAATTCTTCTAAAACTACTTTTCATCTACTGAACACCTAACCTTTCCAAGGTTTGTTTCCAGTCTTTAAACTCAATAGACTTATCATCGATGTATGCCACAGCTCTCGGTTTTTCAGATGTTACTTTCGAAACGTATTGAGCTAGATCGTGTTTTTCTAGCCATTCCCAAACTAGCTCAATTCCGGTTTTTCCATTTACCAGACCTCTATCAGGCTTTGCCTTACATGTAAATACTATTACCGAGTATTTTTCCGATAGATGTTTTAGAGCATCTCTTGCTCCTTCAACAGGATCATCGTAAATAGTTCCATCGTAATATCCTTTTGAACATTTGTGAATCACTCCATCAAAATCAACACCTATGTTTATTTGTTCATCAGGATAACTGTGCTCTCTTATCTTTCCACCCTTCCAGTTGAGCTTTTCTAAGTCTTTGGGTGTATTTTTTCCAATAGGAGGACATTCTTTTCCGGATCCATGAGTTAGTTCATAAGTTAAAAGGAGAGTCAAGACTTCAGCAGTATGGTAATATTCTGCACCTAACTCAATTACCGTTAAATTTGGTATTTTGACATTAAGTGGGCGACTAGAGATCATCGCGATTTTCATTCCTTGATCATTTGCCCACTGGAGTGCTTTTATCACATCTGTAGATGTTCCGGAAGACGAAACACCAAGAACTAGGGAATTTTCAAGCTGAAATTTTGTTCTGGTGCAAGTTCTTTGATTAAGCCATGTCACCATCCACTGGTCAAATCCTACGTCATTGATTAGAGAGGTGGCAACAATTCCAGAACCTGGACACATTGCGTTTTTTGTTCCATTTGAAAGTCTAGTTATATCGACTGCAGCGTGATCTGCAACTGCTAAGTTGCCTCCATGACCTAAGACAAATATTTCTCCAGAGCTGTTAAACTTTTCCTGAAGTTCTTTCCAGCTTTCACTATTTACTATACTGACAAATTTTTCGTCTAGATTTTCAAAGTTAAGCATTATCGTTTTCCTCATTCTTTTCTATCAAAGAAACTGTATCCATTCCGATGGCAATCATTCCGTAAGAATTGTATTTTTTAATTTGATTTTGTACATCTTTTGGTATATGAACAGCTCTTCTATTCTTAGGTATAAATTTTGCAAATTTATCTAATGCTTCCTTGAATTCTTTGGTTTCAAAATTTCCAGGAGATCCTAAACTGGCGGAAAGATCATAAGGTCCGATAAGATAATAATCAAAGCAGCATTTTGACAATTTTTCTATTTCTTCAATACCTTTTTTTGTCTCTATTTGTGCCACTAAAACTGGGGGCTCTTGTATAAGGCTTTTAAGACCCCACATGTTTTGTCTAACCAAACCCAGACCTCGATTTCCAGAATGTGTTGGGTAATTACAACGTTTTATAATTTTTTCAGCTCTTGAGACAGTTTCTATGGTTGAAAAAATAACCCCATCGACGCCGGTGTCTAGACAGAGTCTTATTTTGTCTACAGTTGCTGTAGACAATCTTACAAAACATTTTTTATTTGAAAGTTTTATTACTTGTATGCATGAAACTAATGTTTCTGGATTAGGAAATCCATGCTCCATATCTAATACAACACCGTCAGAAGATCCTTGAGACATTATCTCTGATACGATAGGAGACGGTATTTGTTGCCACCTAAGTCTGATTTGATTCTGCAATTTTTTTTACTAAGCTCCAGTCTTCTTCAGTATCTATGTCCATACTTTCTATGAAGTCAGTTTTATAAAAGTAAGGATAAGAACCAACTCTCATATTTGTTTTCATAAAATTATCGGATTTAAATGCGTAAAAAAGTGAATTTTCTTCATATAGCTCAGGTAAGTCTTGTGTTTGCTGTAGGACTAAAGGATTGTGATTTGATGGGCAATAACCATAATCTTCTTTTCTCCAAAATCTACTTTGATGAACATTACATGAAACTATTGCGTCATATTTTTTTTGTGTAAGAGACTTTATTTCCTCTAGAGTCTCAGACTTTAAAAATGGGCTAGTTACGTGAACTTGACATATCCATTCGTTTTTTATATTGTTGCATATTAAAAAATTTCTAATCAAATCACAGACTGATACTTTGTCTCCTATCAGACTTTCTTCTCTTTTGTATGCTATTACGTTTTCATAATTACTGTTTAAGAATCCTAAAATTTCTAAGCTGTCTGTGTCTACAAAAACTTCAAAGTTCCTTAATTTATCAAAAAGTCTTTGATATAAAGGGATACCTTCTAGGAGTCTAAAGTTTTTTCTTGGGACTCTCTGAGAGTTCTCTTTGATTGGAACAAATATCTTCATGAGAAGTTACATTTCCTTGAATTTTTCTCTGTCTAAATAATCCATTTTTAATATTTTGTCCAGGACTACATCTAATCTTACATTTTTAATTCTAGGCAAAGATTCCTTTGCAAATTTCCACATGTTTTTTTGAACGTGCCTTTTAGAATTAAAACACTGTAATGTAAATTCTTCCGGTGTTTTGTTCTGCTCTTTTTCAACACCTTCTTTTACTCCGTCGACAAAACCGTCTAAATAAAAACTAAAACCGTAAATTGATAAATTCTTAGGCTCCATTCGAATTAAGTCATAAATTGCCATGTAACCTGTATTTGGTCTGCACTCTACTTTAACAGCTAACTCATTATGAAAGTGATGGTCAACTAGTCTAACAGGTATTAGTTCATTTAAAGCTTTAACTTTTTCTAAGTCAATAAGATCATGAAATCTTGTTTCATTTGAAAGACCCTTCATATTAGAAGAAGGAGGAACACATATATGCTTTATTCCCAATTCTTTTAAAAAATATGGGTCTATTTTTCCTGCATTGGCCTGTTTTTCTATCATGCATGAATATAAAACATCAGTTCTAGAACCTACATTTTTCGAAAATTTTTCAACTGACTCATAAGATCTATTAATTCTAACTACTACATCATGATCATCAATTTCAGATCCAAATTCGTGATTCATCATGTAGGCAGCCGGCCCTACTATAGCTACCTTTTTGTTTTTAATAAATTCTTTAAAATTATTCATTTCAGTATTTCATAAAGTTATTTTTGCAATATTCTAAAGCAGCTTCCATTGATTCAACTTCATAGGTGCCCTGGTTTATTCTATTGTCTGCATGCATGTGATATATTCTAGGCTTAAGATGTTCTTCACCAAACTCATGATGAAATCTATCTTGTTTCTCTCTGTTTGCAACGCTTCGGATGTTGTATTCAGGAGGTAAAACATACATCGAGACATCGCTGTTCCATACTGATATTCTAAAAGAAGGTTGATCCCATGGAACTACTCGATAATACTTGTAGAAATTTTCTCGCCACGCATCAAAAAGCTTCTCAATCTTTTCGTTCTTCTTGAAAGCGATAACGCCTGTATTGATTTCAGAAAAGGAATATGGGATCGATCCGTATTCTGGAATGCTTTCCTGAAATTTCTTTCTTTTTCTAGCAAGGTCGTGAACCAATGCCATATCATATTTTTCTAATATACCAAACAAATCATCTAGTGAATGATTAATAATAGTATCAGTGTCTAAAAATATTGTCTGGTCATATGGTGTAAATTTGATATAGTCAATCTTGGGTCTTAGATGCCTAACTTCCATCAGCTGAACATTATCGACGTACTCACAGTCAAAAGGTTTATCTGTAAAAACTGTGATGTTGAGGTCTGGATTATATTTTTTTACTGACTCTGCAGAAAATCTTAACTCTTTCATGAAGCATTCACCAAATGCTATGTAAAGTATCCCTCTATTCATTTCATTCCTTTGTTATCTTTTCTAACTGGTTATACAATTTTTGTGCCCACTTATGTGGGTTGTATTTTTCTTTAAAGTTCTCGTAGTATACTTCTGAAACTCTTTGTCTTTCTTTATGACAATTACTCAGCCTTCTTATCTCTTTTTCCCATGAATTTTCATCATGCGCAACACAATATTCTTGAGTACTTCCTAAGATTTCAAAACTACTAGGACTTAAGTCATGTATAACAGGAATTCCATGTTGATAAAAGACAAATGATCTTCCTGCATTAGTTTTGTTTTTCATCCTAATGATGTAATCAGTTTTTCCCCAACCTCTGTCTATATCTTCTATTTCACCTATTTGTGGTATATAAAACTTCATGTCCGACACGTTGGGAACTATTCCTATATCACATGAATTTATTATCTTTGTCATGTTTTTTAAATCATAACCATGTGTTTCTATTTTTACACCACTCGGTCTACCAATCCTCCAATTGAAATTAGGATGACCGGTCACCACTACCAATGTTATGTCTATTTCTTTTGAAAGTTTTTCTAAGGCATTTTTAATAAATGGGTCAAATTTTGATAAGTGTGGGTAGTGACCGTGATAACAAATTCTTATGTTAGAATTTTTTTCATGCTTCTTGAGAGGTACATCTTCGAACTCTCTTTCGATAAGTGGATATATGAAAACATTGTCATAGCTTCTGAGTGACGTGTATTCTTCCAAGCTTCCTACAATGACAAAATCTATAAGTTCATCTCTATAGTCACTATTGATGTTTATCACACCAAACAATGCATTGTCATTTATCTGCTTCACTTGACTTAAAAGCCTGTAACAACACTTGCCCATTATGATTACGTCTGATTCTTTTAGTCTCTTGTCATCGGTTTTTGTTTTTCTTAAATCTAAAATTTCAGAATCAACGCTTATTTCTTTGAACGTCTTGCAAAGATCCCTAATCCAAATTCTATATGAACCTGTATTTTCGTCTGGGTTTGTTGTTACAAAAGTTATTTTCATTTTATTCACAGTACTTTTCTATGATTTGATAGACATCATCGCAATATCTTTGATATGATGTGTGATATAATACGAATTCTCTAGGCGAATTTAGATTTTCTTTTCCAGAATGTTCAAAAAACCAATCTAGCTTTTCCATATAAGATGATGCAGCTTCTGGCTTTCTTACTAGATATTTTTCTGTCATGAAGTCAGTGTCTAGAACATGTAGCCTGGTATCATAGTGACTGGGTGTGTTGTGTGGTGAACCTATTACATGTGTATTACAGTAGAATGCTTCGTAATTTAATATTCCAGGACATTCATCCAAACTTAAATTAAGCATCACTTTTGTTCTAAGAAGACTTTCTAGAAACTCATTTTTTTGATAACTTCCGTAAGTTATTTCTTTGTAATTTATTTTTCTTTCATCTAAACCGAGAATGATATTTTTTCGAAAATCATCAAAATAGGTATCATATCTTCTTTTTTTTGAGTAAACTAGGCAGTCAATGTCTCTATCAGTTTCTTTTATATCTTCATCAAATATTTCCAGCCTCATACACTTATCTAAATGTGTAGAGAGATCTAATTTCTCTTTAGGTAAAAATTTCTTTACGTGTTGATTATAGAATTCAACCTGGTCTAACTGAATGTGAAACTTTGCCTTGTTGACAAGCCAATCATCCCATGCATCACTAATACCTATGTCAGGTTTGTCTAAAAGAACATTTGGACCTACTATGAATTTTTTAGTTTTGCCGAAGTGACT